CAAGAGCGAAACAGACCGCGTGCCTTACGTGCAGTGGAGAGCTGAAGGACTGCTCAGCACGACGCCTGGCCGCGCGATAAGCAAGCGCGTCATTCTGCAGAAACTGTCGCAGATGTGCGAGTTTTTCGAGGTCGTCGGATGCTCATACGACCGCTGGCGGATTGAAGACCTGATCCAGATGGCTAGTGACGAAGGCATCTCGCTGCCGGAGATGGTTCCATTCGGCCAGGGCTACAAGGACATGTCGCCGGCGCTTGAGGAATTCGAGCGGATGCTGCTTAACGGACAGATTGTCCACAACGGCCACAAAGTCATGACGATGTGCGCAGGTAATGCGGTCACGGTGACTGACGGGGCGGGGAATCGAAAATTGAGCAAAGAGCACGCGACCGGGCGGATTGATTTGATGGTTGCCGCGGTTATGGCTGCCGGCAAGATCAACACCGCCGGTCATGAATTGGATATTGATGCATTCCTCAGCGACCCGGTAAGCGCATGAAGTTCACCAGCATGTTCTCAGGGTTTTGGGGAGGCATCTCAAAAGCCCTTGCATCCGTATTCGGCAAGCAATCAACCGGGCCGTCTGTTTCGCTTGTGGACGATCTTCCCGGCATCACCGTCGACAAAGCGCTGCAACTGTCAGCCGTTTGGGCGTGCGTCGAGCGCATTGCGAAGACCATCGCTAGCCTGCCGCTGTTCGTTTACGACGAGCGCGGCGGCGGTTTGCGCGAACTGTCCCGCGGCTCCAGCTTGTGGGCTCTGCTGCACGACTCCCCGAACGGGCGAATGACCCCGTTTGAGTTTTGGGTCGCGATGATTATCAACCTGCTGCTGAGGGGCAACGCATACGCCCGCATTGACCGCAGTGAAAACGGAGAAGCGTACAGCCTGCATCCGATGCCCGCCGACCAGGTGGAAGTTTCGGTTCTTGATGATGGGTCAGTCGTCTATCAGTACCGGATCGGCTCAGACGTCGCCATCCTCGCAGAGCAAAATGTTCTCCACCTCAAGGAGATGGGCAACGGCATAACTGGCCTTGCCCGGCTTGATTTCATGCGGGCAACCACCGTCGAAGCCGGCTACGCGCAGGCCACCGCCAGCAAGCTTTTCGTCAATGGCGGCAAGCCGTCCGGCGTGCTCATGATCGACCGCGTGCTAAAACCAGATCAGCGCGATGCCATCAAGCGCAACTTCAACGCCATGAGCGAAGGCGGCACCAGTCGCCTGTTCGTGCTTGAGGCCGATATGAAATATCAGCAGATCACCCTCAATCCTGAGCAACTGCAGCTCCTGGAAACTCGGCAATTCGGCGTCGAGGAAATCGCGCGCTGGTTCGGCGTACCGGCCGTGCTGATCAACCACGCGAACGTCACAACGTGGGGATCTGGTATCGAGCAGATCGTCGAGGGCTTCGTCAAATTCACCATCGCGCCGACGCTCGTGAGCTTTCAGCAGGCCATCATGAAGCGCGTCATGACCCCGGCGCAGCGCGTCAGGCAGACCGTAGAATTCTCGCTCGACGCACTATTGCGATCCAACCTTAAGGACCGCATGGAGATCTACGCCAAGGCCACGCAAAACGGCATCAAGACGCGCAACGAATGCCGCCAACTGGAAAACGATCCACCGATCGCAGGCGGCGACGTTTTAACCGCACAGACAAACCTCGCCCCGATAAGCAAACTGGGGCAGACCACGCCCGCATCAGGAGGCAGCAATGCTACAGCACAAATCCCTACCGCTCAGTGATTGCCAGATCAAGCTGGATGATTCCGGCGAAGGCCGCTTCCGCGGCTACGCCAGCGTCTTCGGTGGCGTCGATGCCTACGGCGATACCATCATCAAGGGCGCCTACGCCTACACCCTGCGCGAGCATGGCAAGCCGAAAATGTTCGTTAATCACGCCAGCTACGCGCTACCGGTTGGGAAATGGCTCACAGCCAAAGAAGACGACCACGGGCTGTTTGTTGAGGGCGAGTTGACGCCCGGCATGATGCAAGCCGCCGATGCCCACGCCGCGCTCAAGCACGGCACGGTCGACGGCCTCTCGATTGGCTACATGCTCAAAAAAGGCGATTGGGAAGACAGCGGAAACGGCGGCCGAATTATTCGCAAAGTGTCGCTCGTGGGTGAAATCTCGATCGTCACTTTCCCTGCCGATGGCGCCGCAAGAATAGACCTCGATAGCGTCAAAAGCGAAGGCCTAGACGAGATCAAAACGACACGCGACCTTGAGTTCTTCCTGCGGGATGCAGGGGGATTTTCTCGGTCCCTGGCTCAAGCGGTTGCCAGCCGTGCGCGCACGCTATTTCAGCGGGATGCTGAGACCGACGCGCAGGAAAAAGCCGAAATCGCACGCTACTTGCGGGAACGTCTGGAGCGTATCCAGCGAATAACCGCCTGACCAGAAACGAAGCAAACCACATTCATTTTGGAGCAACACACCATGGAACTGAACAAGGAACTGATGGCCGCTCTTGACGGCATCGAATCGAAGCTGAACCTGTTTGCGCAGAAATCAGCCGAAGAGGGCAAGATTGCCGGCAGCCAATCCGCCGAAACGAAATCGGCGCTCGAGGTGCTCGGCACCAAGCAGCGCGAACTCGCGGACGAAATCCTGCAGATCAAGCAGAAATCCGTGCAGCGTCCTGAGCCGGTTGCCGCCGAATCCTGGGGCCAGCAATTCATCAAGGGCGGCGGCTATGCGCCGTACATCACCGGCAACGTCGGTCGCTTCCAGATGCAGGTCAAGAACACCATCACCGGCTCTGATACAACCGTCGCTCCTGCCCGATCCGGGCGCGTTGTTGGCGGCGACTTCACACCGCTGACGCTGGAGGCATTCCTGCCGAGCACGCCGACCAGCTCGAACGCGATCGAATTCACCAAGGAAAACGTCTTCACCAACTCCGCGGCAGAAGTCGCGGAGGGCTCGGACTCTGCCGAGAGCGCCTTGACCTGGACGCTGGTCAATATGCCGATCAGCACCGTTGCGCACTGGCTCAAGATCAGCCGCCAGCTTGCCGCCGACGCTCCGGCGCTGGCCGCCTACATCGACACGAGGATGCGCTACGGCGTGAATCGCAAGGTGGAGGCTCAGCTCGCAGTCGGTGACGGCACCGCGCCAAACATTTCCGGAATTTTCGACGCCGGCAACTACACCGCGCACGGCATCGCCAATGCTGCCTTGGGCGCCACGCTCAAGAAGCTGGTGCTGATTCGCAAGGTGATGGGCGATCTTTGGTCAGCAGGCGATGCGCCGGATGGCATCTTGATCAATCCGGCCGACTGGGCGACCATCGAGACTGAATTGCTGACGACGGCAGCCGGCCAGACGCGGCTTTCCTACAGCGACGGCGGCACCCCGAAGCTGTGGGGACTTCCGGTCATTCAGTCGATCGGCGTCGCCGCCGATACCTTTGCTGTTGGAGCGTTCCGCGCGGCGTATATGGTACACAACCGTCAGGATGTCACGGTCCAGATGTCCGATTCCGACGACGACAACTTCACGAAGCAGCTTGTCACGCTGTTGGCGTCGCGCCGTTTGGCCCTGGCAACTGAGCGCCCGTCCGCTTGTCGGGGAGGAGATCTGACGCCGGCATAACTTCAAATTCCGCAAGCCTCCGCCCTGGGTTCGCCCTGGGCGGCAAAGGGGAACCAATGGTTCAGATCAAAATCACCGGCACGGTTTTCACCTCGCAGCACGGCGCCTTGCAGTCTGGCGACATCCTGCGAGTTTCCGAAGCCGAAGCGGCGCACCTGGTCACCGAATGCAAGGCTGCCGAGTACATCGCGCCCGCTTTCGCCGAAGTTCCAGCGCCGGCTGATAAGCGCCGCCGCAAAGCAGCAATTTAGTCCTGAGACGCCTGACATGCTCGAAACCCTCAAGCTAACCATTCGCCGCGGCGCCAGCGAAGACATCCCGATCCGCGTGGAATCCGATGTCATCGTCTACAAGCCGATCACCGGCATTGCGGCAAGCGCGCCTATCAGCATCACCGCGGTTGCGCACGGCCTGAAAGACGGATGGCGCGCCGCCGTGATGAATTCCGGCGTGCCTGAGATCGACATCTCCTGGGATGACCCGATTGATGATGCGCTACGGCGTATCACCCTGATCGACGCCGACACCATCGAATTCAACGACGTCAACGGCATCAGCTTTACCGCATACGTTGCTGGCGGCCAACTTGTCTATCGCGAGCCGCTAGACCTGTCGCAGTTCGTCGATGCCCGCATGAACGTCAAGGGCAGCGTCAGCGGGCCTGTGCTTGCCACGTACAAGCACACTACCGGCGAGCTGCTGATTGACCTCGTTACCGACTCTCTGCGCCTGACGCTCGACACCACCGATACCTCTGCGCTTGCTGCAGGTAAGCGTTATTTCGACATCGAGATGGTCCGCGCTGACAGCTCAGTTTTACCAATTTGCTCTGCCAAGTCGGTCCTGACCGTGCTTCCAGAGATCACCACATCCGCCTGATAGGGACGCTCAATGGCTGCAGATTTCCCAGCGTCTATCCCGGTGATAGTCCGCGTCCTGCCAACGGACATGATGGACGGCGCCGGCACGGAAGCCGACGTTCTCCACAATGATCTGGCAGACGAGGTAGAGGCGCTCGCGACGGTCATCGGCGTGACAGGAAGCATCGTGCCGACGACTGTCGAGGCGCGCATCACTGCTCTGCAAGGCTCAAGCACGCCGGAAACAGCATCGACCATCGGCACACTGATTGCCGGATCATCAGATAAAGCCACGCCGGTCGACGCCGACAATATCGCCATAAGCGATTCTGCGGCCGCAAACATCCTCAAACGCCTGTCATGGGCAAACGTGAAAACCGCTCTAGCGTCGGTATTTGCACGGCTCGCAGGAACCGCTGGAGGTCAAACG